TAGCACTAACAAGACCATCGGTAGCCGTACTTATATCCATACCGGGTGAGATAGAAGCGAAGATAGAAGATGTCTCTGCCATTGTTTGAGCATCTTTTATACTATATCCTAATCTCGACCAATCGGCTGCGGCTTGAATAACTTCTTGTGTAGTAGCACCAAGAGCCTTTGCAGTTTCGTTTGCAGTATAATAGAATTTTCTTAACTGTGCTTCATTAGCATCGGTTGTCTTTTGCAAATCAACCAAAGCAGTATCAAGGTCAACAATATCTTTAATACCATTCTTAATCGCATTAAATGCAGCATAGATAAGAGTAGAAACACCGACATATCTGCTGATACTTTGGAAAGCACCTTTAATTGTACTTCCGAAAGATTTTCCTTTTAGACCTGCCGATTCTGCTGCTTGGTCAACTCTCTTAAAAGCAGCCGAAAGTTCATTCAAATCAGCAGAAGAAACATCTCCTTGTGCAGATAGTGTTTTTAATCTTTGAATAAACTCTTGGACGGTATTTCCGTATGTTTTAGTGGCTCGTGTATTCGTATTAAGCCAATTTTCCATTTTATTTTGCAAAGCAAGAACATCTGTTGACCTTGCAAACTGTTTTGTACTTGAATCAACTATTGTAAGGTTATTTTTAACCTTTAAAAGTGTTTTATTGTACTTCTCATAAGCAGCAACTAATGCTTCTCCTTGCAATCCACTGGTTAATTGAACTTGCAACTGATTTAATTGAATTAAGTCAGCCTCAATCTGCTCCATTTTTGCGTGGAGTGTACCAGTCATAGAACTTGCTTCCATATTCTTAACAGAAGCACTCAATGTAGAGAATTTCTGTTGAACCCTTGCGATAGAAGCCTCAATACCACCAGTAGAAATCTGGGTATTTATCTTATTAACAAGAGATTGAGAAAACGCTTGTCCTGCTTTATTACCAGCAGACTGCATTTGATTTGTCAAATTATTTGTCTTTATACCGGTAAGGTTGATAGTAAAATTATGACTATCTAATGAAGCCTGAATTTGTGATGGCAAACCCTTTGTATCAAGTGTAAACTTTTTAAGTGTGATTGCCGTACTATTTTCAATCTTCTTGATTTGACTTGGAATTTTAGAAGTATCTAATATGGCTTGAATATTCGCACTAAAATTTGACAATTAAACAACCTCCTTTCCTCGTTATTAGAAATAAAAATACCCACCCTAAATCGAATAAGGTGAGCGATAAATTTTATATTAAATTACAGGTCAGATAATCCTTTACTTTCGACTTCTTTAATGCCATCAGCACCAAAGTATTTTTCAAGTTGTGAATCACTTGACCTATCATCGTAGATTCTCAACATATCGCTGGAACTCCAACCCTGAATAGATTGAACAATATTTTCTGGGAGATTTTGTTCAAGCAAGTATGTTGTGAAATAGTGTCTAATGCTATGCCAGTAGAAAGACTTGCCAAGCATATTTGAAAATGTTCTTGATACAGAATCCATAAACGAGATTTCAATATGCTCATCAACAAACTTTCCGTCTTTATATTTAGGGAACAGCCAGTCGGTAGTTACTCCGAGTTTTTCCCTTTCTTTCATCCACAAATCAAGATAAGGCTGGAACGCTTTTGCAAGGGTGTAAACATCAAGCAGTTTACCTCTTTGACCACGACCCTTTGTTTGCATTTTCTCTGGTGTTTTATATAAAGCACCATCACAAATCAAATTCTCACTATCAAAGTAAGAAGCCTTAAATCTTGTCAATTCAGCCTTTCTCTTTCCGCTATACATAGCAAGAGCAAGCATACAGGCTTTCATATATTCCTCTTTTTCAACAAGAGCATCTAAAAGAGGTTGTAAATCTTCCATTTGGAATACGGTTTTCACTCTGACTGCCTCATCAGCGGGAGACTCAATCTTTCTCACGATTGGTTTATATCCCTCATATTCATCATCTAAAATATTCTCAACATAGTTACTCAAAGAAGAAATAGTAGCCTTAACCGTTCTAATTCTCTTTGGAGACCATTTCCAAACATTCAATGCGTGGCTCTGGAATTTAGCAATTTCTCTCTTTGTTAAATCGACGAAGAACTTATTCTTATTCGACTCTAAATTCCAACACCAGAAAATATGTAAGTTTGCTTTATATTGTTTAATAGTTCCTTTTGACCTGTCTATGGATGCAAGATATTCCAAGAAATCTTCCTCTAATTGGATATTATCTTGGTTCACTTGTCGCAATTTTTCTTCGGACGTTATCTCATTGTAGACCGTAGAGCGACCTTCTTTTACATTACCCATAAAAAATCACTCCTTTCAAATCTTCTTGAAGAATTTTCTCATCGTTTGATTTAATGTCCTCTCCATTTTCTTTTCTGATGCTTCCCAGAAACCCTTTCTACCAAGGGTAGGTCTTGCCGGATAGCCATTTTTAGATGTAAAAGGTATTCCGCTATTAGCGAGTTTTAAAACCTGTTCCATATTTGGATATGAGCCAGTGGTGTACTGGTGATTCAAGTCCAAATATGCTTCAAATGAAACCGAATTGCCAACGGATGTTAGTGCCGTCGTTCTTGGTGTATCGCCCAAAGCACCGGTTCGTTCATATGATTTAGGTTTTCCTTTCGTGTAAAACTTTCCAGTTTCACCATACATATCTGCCAACATTTTCTCCGAAGCAACATTCATTGCCTTTCTCAATTCTTTCATTAACATTGCATTAAGTTGAGACATATTATTGGCAGCCATTTCAATTCACCTTATTCCTTGCTTGCAATATCCTTAATTCTTTGAGATTTGCCGTAAGCCTCTACAAAAGCATCAGCACCGATATTGCCCTTTGCGATGTTATCAGCAATTTCGGTGAATTTCTGAATAGCATCTCCTGACAAAATAGGACTCATCTTTTCCATAACGCTGTTAATCACAGTTTTAAGGGTATTAGCCATACTGTTGAATGAATCTTTCTTTGTGTTTACAATTTCCATAGCCTCTGCGTAGGCATTTGCAAAGTCAAGTCTCATCTTTCCGTCGCCCTTAATGGCTTCGTTGAATTCATTGATGAATTCCTCATCTTCAACAAGCACATCCATCATAAGAGCATCCTCAAAGTCGTGAGGTAAGTCAAACTTGCTTTCAACAACGCATTCGTTATAGAACAAACGCATTACATTTAATCTTCCGATATGAGGCTGATAATCGCCAGTCTCGGAATCAAAAAACTCGCCAACGATACCATTGACCAAAGAAACATAGTCAACAACACTAAAATCTTTCTTAATAACCATATATTTGTTTCCTCCAGAAATCTTAATAATAACGATAAAACTATTTTTTTATTGACATCAGGAACTCATCAACACCATATCTATAATGAGTGCGAATCTTGTCCTGACCAATTACTACATAATTGATTTTGTGACTGTTCAAATCATCAAAATTAAAACTTTTCTTTGTAACCGCATCCATCAACTTGTTAAATTCATCTATATCAATGAATACAGTCTTTTCTATTGCTCGGAATTCAATTATAAATCCACAAGTAATACCATCATATTTGTTCCACTCATTTAGTCCTTTAATTTGATGGTAATGTATATCTCTATTCTCATCTTTGTTCCTCTCAAAAGATATAGATTTACCCGCTACTGTTTTCATTTCGAGCGCAAATAATATATGTCTTTTAGAATCCCATAACAAAAAATCGAAAGGATTTTTTCTGCTAAAACGCAGATTGTTGCTATGACTAAATGATTGTGCTGCATCAGGCAATCTATATAATAAAGCATAGTCCGGCACTGATTTTTTGAAATCTAATTCAAAACTTTTTCCTTTATTCATTGACGAACTCCCAATGTAAACCACCGGCAGTTTTATATTTTCCGTGCAAACAGGAAGATAGGGAAGATTTACAAATATTCAATTTCTCATAGATTTCGCTTGGACTTTCAAAAATCTCATTTGTCTCAATACATCTAATTGGCAAACTACATTTCTCTTTTTTTAGTTTTGGGATAATTTCTTCGTTTGATTTTGAGGATAAATTATCTCTCAAATATGTAGAATAGAACATCCAAAACAAACCATTGCCTTGTTCATCCGTTCCTGCTCTTGGTCTTGTTCCGTTGCAACAACTTGAAATATGACCAATTTGAGTATTTGTTAGTTTAGATGCTTCTGTCAACGATTTATATACTTTGCGATTATTTATGCAAATAACAGCAACACTTTCTGCATCACTCATTCGCTGTATTGTTTCACGAGACCTTTTTAATCCAGTTTGAGCCTTTGTCCTGTTTTCAAGCCACTGTACCGATAGTTTTCTTCCTGTAAAAAGTTTTGATAATTTTTGTTTTGTTTCTTCGCTATGCTTTAACCCCTTATGAGCATCACTAATTTTCTTCTTTGTTTCCTCGGTATGCCGCCCTGATGCACAGCCACCATTTCCAAGGTTGTAACCAATGTTTTGATTTGTTAGGTTGTATTTAGAAATCAATTCGACTTCCATATTTTCCGCTTCTGACTTACTCAACTTTTCAGCAACAATAATATGCTCAAAGTTGTCCCAACCATATTTCTGTATGGCACGATTAAAATGAGGATTAAAAGAATATCCGTGACCATTTAACCATCTTTTCTTTGGGTCTTGGCACGTAATTCCTACATACATTTTTCCATCAAATTTATTCTTGTGCATATAGACGGTATAATCACAAGGTTCAATATTCAAATCACATTGATTCCTCATAATATACATCCTTTATTGTGGTTTATTTGCCAACCATTTCTTATATACAAAGTTGGTTTCAGACTTTAAGAACCAAGCAGCAATCTTTCCGGGCTTGGTCTCATTCTCATATACAAACTTTGGCTGACAACCATTTTTGGTATAGAATATAATTTGAGCAAGGTTGTCAATAGCAACCAAGCACTCTCGCCCATAACATTCAATACATTCTTCGAGCGAGTTAAATGTAATCTTTTTCATTCTTCTTTCTCCAATCGTTGTCAAATTTAAAAACGCAAAAGAAAAGGGGAAGATACCCCTAATACATAAAATTGTGGAGTATTTTCCCCTTATATAAAACTATAAAAATACAATACAACTTTACGCATCTTCATTATCTTCAATAGCAGTGTCTAACTCTTTTGCGACTTCTTCAACAGTTGTTTTCTTATTGGTGCGTTTCTTATCATTCACCGAAGCACCTTTCGGTTTATAATTCTTGTCAACAACAGAATATTTGCCGTCCTCACAAGCAACAAAAATTGTTTTTGCTTCTCTATGAATGGCAGGAAGTTGAACATCAACATCGCCATATCTAACGACAGTAACAACTTCGTTGTTGAGTTTAACTAAACATTCTTTAACCATATAAATCTCCAATCAAGAAAAATAAAGGGTAGGTGCGATTTTTCACACACCTACCCCAATTATTTTTAATTACTCGGCATCCTCGCTCAACTCAATGAAGTCGAGAACGTTGCCGTCCTTGTCCTCCATCAAATCGAAAGTAGCCGTTACAGAAGCGGGGTCGCCTTCAGAACTGAAAGACAACTCAAAGTTACGCTGGATTGTAGCCTTGTAAGCAGTAATCTTGAAAGGTGTCAACAGACCATTCTCATCCTTGTCAACAGTAGACATAGTGATGAAGTAGTCCTTGGGAACTTTCTTGTTGTTGAAAGTAATCTTCTTAACACCAGTGCGGTTGATAACATAACCAACTGTGTACTTTGTACCCACAGCGATGTCACCGGCAGTAGTAGCAGTGAACTTACCTTCAGCGAATGTACCCTCGATAAGAGTAGACTCGTCACCGAAAGAATCAGCAGGGTAAGCAAACACAGTACCGGCAGTGATAGTACCACTCTGGGGAACAGTCAAAGCAAGTTCACCGGCAGTCTCACAAGCAACAGTCTGGCTATCTGCATACATAGCAGTAGAGTCGATTGTACCATCAGAGAACAAAGAGAAGAACTTGAAAGGATAAACCTGTGCCTCAACAGAAAGAGTACCCTCTAACGGATTGGTAAAGGCAATTCTACGAGAACCCTTTGCCATAGCATACACGCTATCGCTGGAAAGACCAGCAGTTGTAGTATTAGCAGTGTCGAACTTCAAGAAAGGCATCATTGTTTTGAGGTCGTTAATCTGAAGGTCACACACTTGTCTATTAGCCTTATTTACATCTGGCATAATCTATTTCCTCCTTGTAATAAAATAAGCCAGCCGACAGGCTGACTTTATTTCTTGTCATAATTATTCTTATACCAAAGCGAGACATCGAAAGTTTTCTTTTCGTCTCCCCAAACTGAAACTCTCGTGGAATCAATGTCATACATTGAATTTGCTTGTGTTCGATTGAACGCATCCAAGAGTTGAAATATGGTTAAATCCCATATATTCACATAGTTTAGAGAGGGATGTTTGTTTGCAAGAGAAGAAATGATATTTGGAATTGTTAAATTCAAATCCGATTTCTTGGTTTCTTGCTCTTTCTTTTTCGCTTTAAGCATCTTTTCCATCAGTTTTCTCGCAAGGTTGTTTTTAAACTTCATATCATCCAATGATTCTTCCTCATTGTAGATACAACAGATTTGTTGAAGTAAACTCATTACTTTCGAGAAATTGTCTTTTGCTATTGCCCCTCGAACCTGTTCTCTTTTGATTTTTTCGGGGTTAGCAACTTCGTCTTTTAGCAATATAAAAAAGCCCTCTTGATAAATGACGGTCTCAACAAAAAAGAAGTTAAAAATTTCGACATATGTACTTCTGATTTTGTCATCTTCTTCAATAATGTTGTAGATAGTGATTTTGTCTCGTTCTTCTTCTGTTAGAGAATCCCAGAATGCCTCACCGTCATTTTCTTTTCGTAATTTGGTATAATATATTTCAGGCGACAACTTCAAGAAAAACTCATAAAAACTAAATCTGTCAAATGTAATTTGAGATATTTCTTTCAGTGTTGGTTTTCTTAATGTACCAATAGACAGTGTAATAGGAACAGGGCTTAATTGCGTTCCATAATCTAATCGCATTTAGCGAAAGTCGGGGACATTAAATATCATAACGACCCCATAGAATCTTGTTGCATTGTATAAGTCCACACTGTCAAGGGACAATTTTCCAATGCCGAAACTATTTGCTACTTCTTCATCATTGATAAGACAATCCTCAATCATTTGAGAGAGAATGTCCGCACGATTTCCGAAGTAACCCTCTTTGACATAATCATCAAGAATGTCTCTATGACAAATAGCATAGAGGACAACCTGACAATCCTTAATCTGCGCTGCCAAGTCGGGCAACCGAACATCATAGAAAATAAAAGAATCGGTTTCTTCAATAGTATCATCTATAAACAAATGAGATTTAACGTGTTTTCTAAATGATTTCTGCTTATCACTTGTACTCATTCCGCTCGTGTCACCTAAAAGCAGGTCTCTAATATCCGCACTCTTATAGAGAGCAGAAGTGATTTCCTGCTTGAATTTTCCACGCTCTGCGGTAGTTTTCTTTCTCGTAGTCACTCAATAACCCTCCTCACCATTAAATAAATGCTTTAATTGTAACAATGAGGGTTGTTTTCTCGTAACCATCAGCACATAATGATAACTCAAAAGATTTATT